ACAAACAGGCGTATTGGGCCGCGTATCGTCGTTATCAGCGCAACCTGTTGAATCGGGTGTCCGTAGAATTCGCCGCCTTGGAGGAAGGCATATTCGCCCGCCCAGGCCGAGCCATCAGCGTTGTGAAGGGCTCTCGCGTATCGCCGTTTGACGGCTACATTGTTGCCGTGGATGGGCTGACAGTGGTGCTCTCGCAAAATGTTGAGTTCACCCCCGGCCAAGAGCATTCGCTGGTGCTCAAGCGCCGCGACGGGTCGGTGCAGAGCGTGGGCGTGACGCCAGGGGCTAACAGCCGCACGGTGATAATGACGTCCGCCCCGCAGGAAGCCATCTACACCGGGAACGAGGCATTGAAGACCGAGTTTTCATTCGGCAGCGAGGACAGGCATAATGCACAGATGATGGTCGTTTCGACAGTTGAGCCGGGTTCAGACCGCACCGTGCGGATTACAGGGTACAATTACACCGACGACTATTACGCTTACGACGGCGTTGCGCCATTCGGTCGCGCCTTTAGTTCTGGATTTAGTAACGGGTTCTCATAGGGGGTTTTATGGCTGGTTGCGGCGACGTGCTGTCACTGGAAGATTTGCAGACGGCGAAGAAGCATCAGATTTTCGAGGCCGAGGTTATCACCGGCAAAGTTGGCGGCGTTGCGGGCGGCGCAACTATCGACACGGCTACCAACCCGGTCACAGGCCAGACACAACAGACGCTGCCGAGCATTTTGGCCGATTTGGGTTTCGATGTGCAGCCGTGGACGTCATCCACCGGCGGCGTGCTGGCTTCCGCCAATCAGGTGTTCCTGAACGACACACCCGGCAGCCTGGGGCTCGGCGACTACTACGCATGGGGCGGCCCTTTCCCGAAAACCGTACCAGCAGGCACAGACCCCGCGCTGCCGACTAGCGGCTATATCATGCGCTCCAGCCGGTTCGCAGGCGCACAGGCCCGCGAGGCGTTGCGTCGTATCTGCGCCGAAGCGGGGGATAACCTAGTCGACGGCAGCTTCGAGGCGGGCGGTACGCTGGTAAACCCCAACGATGTGCTGCTGCAAGAGCGCACTGGCAAGGCGTTCTCCGGCCCTGCAGGCCCTGTTGCCGCTGGGACTAACCCGGCGAGCGGTGGGTTTGTTGATGTATCACACAGGGACCTAAGAAGCCTCGTAACCAACAAATCACGTGTGTATCTGTCCTCATTTTTTGATAAGGACTATAACCAGATAAGTTACTCTGACGATGCCACTCAGGCACTGAGGAGGGCTATCCGATTCTTGAAGCCTGACTATGTTTACACGCCAGGGCACACACCTGACCAAGCTGCCCGCTCCTACTATGATGATGGTGGTGGAGGTGTCGTTGTTATTGACTGCCCATGCCGCATCACGGATACAGTTATCGTTCCAGCATTTGTGCAGTTAGCGCAAGTTGGATCGGTAACAGGCGGGTTTGGTAAACGCTATGATATTCAGAACTTATTCACTAAACCTGATAATCTATTCCCTATTTACGTGGACATTTCCGACCAATCAAAAATAGGAATTGATGTAGCTGCCATTCATTACCAGACAGGCCTGCCGAAGGTATCAAGCGAGCGTTATGAAAGCATAGATATTGACAGCAAAACATATCTGCAAGCCTATGGCGCAGGCATAAAAGACCTTTATGTCTTCACGGATAAGTCATGTGGCATGGCTGTAAGAATTGCTGGAGCTCAGGCTAGCCACTTCAGCGGGGTTATTCGGGGCACCTTTGATATTGGGTTATCCGTGCAATCTAGTTGGGGCTGCTACTATCCTCAAGGATTGCTGGTAGGGCAAAAGACATGCCTGCACTACTACAATATAAACTCCGTCGAATTTGGTTCGTTCTACCATACACCGGGGCTGACAAATTGGTCTCACACGGATCCGTTATGGCCTCTGATGTCAAATATAGGGGTCCCAGCCGTGACGTATTCGCTGGCAGGAAGGGCGTGCCTTTCAGTCAGCTTCAGCTCTCTAACTATGGAGGGGGGACAATACGGGTATTATATCCGAGATAGTCACATGACCTTCCAATCGCTGTATTGTGAGGTTATAGCTGATACCATCACTTATAATCGCAATTCTTCAGTATCTATTGATTCTTGGCGTGTTGGGTGTCCCGGCGCAAAAGTGATTAGTGCCTCCCGGCGGGCATTCATGGATATTCGCAACTTCTATACGGTGTCCCCATCCGCGCAGGATTATCTCAGATTTATTAACGTAATAAATGTCGAGGATGGATATACCCCGTTGATAAAACTTCGCGGCACCGTCAGGTTCCCCTCTGTGAGCGACGTATTCTCGCCCCATCTCGACTGGGATAATGAAAAGCAATACAGGGAAATATGGGTTGATCCAGTTTCTGGATTGGACGTTAATACCGGCTTCAGCCCTGATAACCCGATTAAGACGCTTGGATCTTTAGGGTCAAGGCTTAGTAAAACAAAGCCCAATTGGGTCTATTTGGGCGGCGATGCTCGTGGTGACGGCACCATCGCTGATGCAACTGTTATATTCAAAGTGTGGACGGACAAAGTCGCAGCGGCAACCATCCAGACATCAAGCAACTCCCCTATCATTTGCAATGGCATGACCGATATCACCATAGATGAGGGCGTAACTATATTCAATGGATCGCGCGGCGTCTTTGCTGCTGATGGAACGATGCTTAAAATCTATGTGATGGGGTCGATTAATATCGCCGCTGGTGGCTGTGTGTTTAGCCGCAATGCCTCGGTTGTTGACCCCAGCGATAACACGTTGCTATTCAAGACTGGTGCGCAGCTCGTCGCAGGCGGGGCAATTTTCATTTATGACTCTGGCCGCACGTCCTTTGCCCTCCATAAAGACATGCACTCATCCACTAGCCCGCTTACTGGGGGTACAATTACGCTAGGAGGTTTAGCTGGAAGCACAATCATAAAGGTCGGGTCAAAACTGGTTCCGTAAAATGCCAGAACCGTGTCCATACATCCTCTTCCATCAGCTCCATGACGATGCGGTCGGAATTCAGGTCAGATAACGAAACTAAACCCCGCCGAAGCGGGGTTTGTTTTTGCCGTTATGATTGCCTAAAAATTAAGCCCCTTCACAGGGGCTTTTTCTTTTTGCAGTATTCCATCAGCAGGTCTTGCACGTCAGCTTTCCCTTCGACGCGGGCCTGCACCACTTGGTCGAGCGTACCCTCGGCCTGTATCTGGTACACGAACACCGGGCGCGGGTGCCCCGCCTGATGCTGCCGGATGGGGGCCTTATTTTCTGCCGTGGTTTTCATGGAATCCGAATTCACATTCGGCAGCTTTTCTTGCGGCTACGGCGGCGTCAAAGGTATCGAACAGGCCAAGATGTTTCTTTATCCGGTTCACCTTGATCTCAGCGACCCATTTATCCCTCCGCTTTTCAAACCATACGCCTAGCGCACCGCTTGTATTGTTGACTCCGATAGAAGCATTTCGACTATTTTCTGTGTTTGTCGCCTTGCGTAGGTTACAAATTCGATTATCGGTTCTTATGTGATTGATATGGTCTATTTGCTCGTCAGGCGTCACTGGATTATCCGGGTACGACATATCCCACGCTAACCGATGCGCCAGTTCTAATTTGCCGTGTATACGTATCCTGATGTACCCGTCCCTCGTGCATAAACACCCAGCGGACTTGCCGACGAAGCCCCGCCTACTTGTGGCTTTCCATGTAAAAGCACCTGTGTCAGGGTTGTACTCCAGCTCGCTCATTTTACGCCCCATTTCTTGACCTTACAGTAGTCCATCAATAACTGCTGAACATCCTCTTTTCCTTCTAATCTAGCCTGAACAACTTGATCTAATGTGTCTTCAGCTTGAATTTGATACACAAAAACCGGACGGGGATGCCCAGATTGAAATTGTCTAACAGGCCCTATTCGCTCAATAACCTGCGCGTACTGCTCATACGACCACGTCGAAGAGAAAAACGCCATATGGCAGCCGCCGTCTTGTAAATTGACGCCATGACCGGCAGACGCAGGATGCACCAGCAGCATCTCGATTTCGCCACGGTTCCACGCCTCGATTTGCCGGTTGCCCTTCGCGCCTTTGGCCAGCGCCACCGCGCTAGGGAACTTCTTGAGGATGCGGGCTAGGTCGTGCTTGTACTGGTACGCCACAAGCAGCGGAGCGCCCGACAGCTCATCGACAATCGATTCCAGCGCTTCCAGCTTGGCGTTGTGCACCAACTGCCATTCTGTGCTAGGCTCGCCGTCCTCGTCGGTGATGTAGACCGCACCCCCAGCAATCTGGAGACATTTTGCCGTCTTGGCCGCTGCGTTGGCCGCTTCGACTTCTCCAGCTTCCAGCTCGGCGAATAGCTCCTTCTCCATCTGGTCGTACACCTTGCGGGCCTTGGCCGGGAGCGGCACAACCACGGGCACCACGACCGGCTTGTCGCACCCGAAATACTCGGCAGCGTCCACCGTCAGCGAGATGTCGGCTATTTTGGCGTGGATCTCGTCGTCGGCCCCCGAGCGCGGCTTGTACGTCCTGGCAGCGTGATGTGAGCCTTCTTGCACACCGACAAACCAGCGGTCGGTGAATGACTGGTACGACAGCCCCAGGCGCTGGCCAGCGTCCAGGAACCAGCACTGACCCCACAAATCCTTGAGCCCGTTCGGCGCAGGTGTGCCGGTGAGGTTTATGAACCGCTTCACGTTCTTGTGCGCCACTGTGCCGAGCGCCTTGGCCCGCTTGCTGCCGCCTGAGCCGCCCGCCTTGCCCTCTTTGTTGAGCTTGCCCCTGAACGATTTGAGCTTGGTGGACTCGTCGGCAACGATGACAGTGAACGGCCACCGGTCGCCCCAAAACTCGACCAGCCAGTCAATCACGTCGTAATTACAGCACACGACGTTGGCGTCGTCGTTCAGCATGACGTCCTCACGATACTGGCGGCTGCCGGTTGCATCGACGACGCGCAGGGCTGGGAATTGCCATTTCTCTTGCTCGGCGGGCCACGTGCCGGACGCTACCCGCAGCGGGGCGAGGATAAGCACCCGGTCGCCGGTTTCCGTCTCTGCGTCCCAGTCCTCCAGCTCGCCGGTTTGGAACAGTTTATTCAAGGCCCACATGACCGAGCCTGTTTTGCCGCTACCCATTGTGGCGAATACATTCGCCCGATGGTGCTTTAAAATGTGCGCCGTGATTAGCTTCTGGTAAGGTCTCCGCTGAAACTTCATTTATTAGCCTCAAATACGGCAGCGGCAAACCCCCTTGGGGTCAGCGACCTGAGTTGTTTTGTCTTGGCGGACTTGCCCCCGAGATACGCCCACCCCCAGAATTTGCCGATGTGCGGAACCGGTTTTTTCTCCGGCATGGTAAATCCGTTTCCGACCCAGAGGCAGGTTTTCTTTGTGTACCCGTCGCGCACGGGCATCTTTGGGTGAAAGACATCTTCGTCGCCGGTCATATACCCGCCGTATTGGTACGGGTCAAAGTAATGGTCAGGCTTTCGCCAGAGTGTCGACAGTTCACCAACGGGGTTTTCGACCATCCATGGGCACCCGTACTTGTTGCCGAGTTTCTCGACCAAGGTCGCACCATCGACGGCTAGAGCCAAGCCATCTTCATCCCGGTCGTGCTTTGCGCCGCTGCCGCTCATAAGAGTGCATGGTGGAAAGGCGAAGATGACATCCGGCGCGGGCGTAAAATCAAAATCGCGGTCAATCCAAGCGTTTATGTAATACAGGTTCTCGTGTTGCATTTTGACTTTATACTCACCATGGTCAGCGCCGTCTGCATTGAAGCAGTACACCGTATGCCCTGCCTCCGCCCACGGCAGCCCCATGATTCCGCTGCCGTCGAATAGTGACCAAACAATCATACCGCGCACCTCCGGCTCAACAACCAGCGCCACCGCTCGGCCAGATGCGGGAGCATGTCATTACGCGACCGGTTCTGAGCCTCGCGCTCCTTGATTTCAGTCACCAACACACGGCAGCGACGGCGATTAGACTCCTGGAACACCTGGCGCTTAGCGACAATCCGGTCTGATTCGTGGATTTTATTAAGCACCGAGCTGATGTTGTCCGGGGTTGTCTCGCCGCGACTGAACCGGAAACCCAAATCCCACATATCGCGGGCGGTCAGATACCGGCCTTGGGCCAAGGCGAACTCGGCAATTTCCATTGATTTGTTGATTTTCATGACGGGAAAAGCTCCTGTATCAAAGCGTCCACTTGTTCCTTGCTGCCGATGACTCTGACGTCGGCCCCAGCAGCTCGCATCCGCTCATGCTCGCGCAACTGGTGCGGCTCGGGCTCGATGTTCTCGGCCTTCTTGTACTCGATGAACAACACCCCCGCGCCGAGCGTCATAGCGGTCTTAATTGCTGGGCGGTGGTACGCAAAGTGCTGACGCTCTGGCACAAGCACCAACTGGTCAGGGCAGCCGCGCCGCCCTTCGTATGCGATTTTGCGCACCAAGCAGCCGTGTTTCTTGAGCTGCTCCGCGCCGTAGGCTTGGACTTCGCCCTCGGGTGTTTTAGCCATTGTTCTGTTCCTTGTGCCCGCAATCACCATTTTTGCGCGGGGAGTTCTTGGTGCGGTGGTACTCTTCAAACATGCGCTGCCACTTCTCGGAATCGCCAGGCTTGTACGCTATCGGTTTACGTGTGAACATATTTCTGTCCTCTTGTTAGGTGATGGCCTAATAGTAGCGCCACCACCTGAATAATACAATACTATTATTTAGCGTATCTTTCTAATTCCTGACCCTCTGCGGCCAGCGGGAACCCCTCCGCCCAATCCGGCAACTCGCACATGAGGCGCTCAAGCTCAGCGGCGCTGTACTGCGGCACGTTCGGTACGTCGGTCACGATCTCATCATGCACGTGCAGCACGATAGGCCAGCCAGCCCGCTCCACTCCGACAAGGGCAAACGCTAATAAATCTCTACAAAGCGCTTGGCATAGGTTTTCACACCACTTCCCAGAGTATGAGTAGATTTTTTGCCATTGTCTGGTTGTTTGGTTTTGCCCCATATACCGTGCCCGCTCACGGTACTCTGGCCTTTCGACGTCCTCATCTTCGGCTATCTTTTCGACAGATATGCCAATGCCGGGGTAACTAAGAATGCGGCCGCTCGGCAGCTCCAACTTAAGCCACCATCCTGGTACTTTCTTGCCTTCATCGTCGCGGGTGAAGGTGCGGGTTATCTTGATAGCTTTCTCCTCGTCAAAGGCGAAACGCCCAGAGGGGTCAAGCGCGGGGCGGACGTGAGCGCCGGCCCAGTAGCTCTTACCGGGGTTCTTAATAGCCGCCATCACACCGTCTTCCAGTTCGCGCCAGAATCGTACCGTTGCCGGGTGTGACTCTCGCCACATGCGTTTGATTGCATCGCAGGTCATCCACACATTCCTTGGCAGGTCATAAGATGGCCTTTCGGCTTTCTTACCAGCAAACCCGCGCTTATTCTTCTCTTGAATGCGGGCGTATTCGTACCCCTTGCGGGCGGCGGCCCAGATATGGTCAGGGAATGTCCCTTTCATCATCTCGGCCATGGCAAACAGATCGAGCCCCGTCACTTTAGCCATGTTGACGAAAGCCCCGACTCCCCCTGAGTACCCGAGCGCCAGCTCGCAATTGTGCGCGATAAGGAAACCAGAGTCTGATTTGATCAAGAACCGGTTTCCTTCCTCGACGTTTATGAGATCATAGACCGGTTCGCAGAGTTTCCAGCTCCCGTTCAAGTTCCGCAATACGGCGTAGCGCGGCATCAAACTTGCGCTGCAAGGCGGGCACCTGTCG